CAATATTACCAGTTATATCTAACTCCTTAATAACACCAAAATGAAATAAAGCCCCAGAACCGATAAAAAAATCAACGGTAACGATTATTTCTTCGTTTACGTTTATTTTCGGATCCAAAGACTCAATGACCAATGTTATACCATCTTTTTTGACAGTTGGTTTTGTTTTTAATAAGTTATCTATATCAAAAGCTGTGTAATTACCAACCTGAGTCCTATCTATTTGCAAATATGATTTATTTGCAATCATATTAGCAAAATTTATTTGATGTGTTGGATTGTTAATTAACGGTGTGTATGTATAAGATGGTTGTGTTGTGAAATAATAGGGTGAATAGTCCTTTTCATTATCTTCTTTATAGTCAGACCAAGCCGTACCAAACGTTGTGTAGTAATCATCATATGTCTGAGTTACATTTTTTCTAGGTATAACACAATATTCTGTATACAAAGCTAACCCGTGGTTTGTTTGTATGTTATGTTCTAACGACCCGTATTTTGATAAATCTATTGTCGGTTCATTAGATTTAACCTGTAGGTCTTTTAATGTAAACGAATCTATTATATAGGTGGTAAAATCACTTTTATTTTCAATCCTAAATGAACCCACCGTTCTTTTAAACGAATCTATTTGAACGTTAACACATTTATTTTGTTTTGTTTTTAATAAACCAATAGTTTTTATGTTTAAACTATTTGACTTAAATTTTAAGTACCCTTCTAAAGTCCCATCAAATTCGTATATATCTATTATACGAACAGGGACACCACCCACATAATCATAGTCTCTTCGATTAAAGACCTTATCAACTTCCGCATAATTTGGGTCAGCCATTAAGGCTGCGGATAATGTTTCGTATTTAATCTCCGTTAGCGTTAACTCGTTTTTTATTGATGTTGTTGATAATAAAAGATCACCATATTCTCTAGGGTTTGTTGGTTGTTGTAAATCAGATGGTTGGTCATTTAACACCTGGAAACTAGCCCAATAGTCATCATACGCAAACTCATACAAATCAATGTGATCGGTTTCAAGGTCGTATTTACCTGTTCTATCATTATAATCAAATATGTTGTATTTTTTAGTGTTGTAATCTAACTCATACTTAAGATATAATTTTTTTTGATCAAATATTTCCACGTCTTGTAACCATTTTCTAGTTACGTTGTTTTTTGATGAGGGTATAAACTGTATTTTTTTACCGTTCAAAGCGTCCCAAAAGTAAAATTTCACATAAAAATCAGATTTAATATAGTTCTTAAGGAAGAAAAACGAATAACCATCAACACCTTCAGTTAAATTAAAAACGGGTCTTTTTTGCGGTACCCCTTTTATGGTTTTTTCATTAAAAAGGTAACGATCAGAAACGTATATAGGTATGGTTGTTATTCTCCTTTGCGTTTCTACGTTATTATCATCATAGATTTCCAATAATAAAAATGAGTTATATGTATAGGTTTTATTGTTAAAACCGTATTTTAATTCACTCCATAAATCCGATTTTTCCCAAAAAGGAAAAGTAAATGTGTTGTAAAAGTGTGGCCTGCCAGATTTAGCTGGATACTTTTTTCTCAGTTCAACCATAGGGTCAATGACAACATACGGTTTTTCGCGATTAATATCTATTGCCGATAATTCAGCTTCGTTGTCAAATTTAATTGCCCTTAAACCGTCTGATGCCCTAACCTCAAATAATTCGTTTTTAACCTGATTATTTTGGGTTACAAGTAGGTTTTTATGGTAAGTATCAAAAGTTTCCTCAACGTATTTGGATATTTCTTCAACATCAGCGTCCTCAATATACCTTAAAAAAAATAAATCAACCTCGATTTTATCGTAATTTGGTTTAAACTCAGCACTTTCTAAATTAACTATTTCGTTTATGTTTGCAATAGACTCTATATCAAGAATTTTGTTAAAAACAAATTCTCTGTCAGACGGAGAGTCCTCAGAACTAATTAACAAATTAGCTGATAGGTTAACATCTTTTTTAAATCTCTTTTTTAACATCTTTCGTCAGTGTAAGTTTTAAACGGATCGTCTAGTTTATTATCATTATTATCACCAAATAAATCATCAACAATATCTCTAGTATAATCGTCAACCGAATTAAGAGAGTCTATGTTTGTTATATCGTTTACGTTTAGTTTGTATTTTTTTGTTTTATTTTTTTCTGTTAACACACTAAATATAAACCTGTCGTATAGATATCTTGATCCATTTAGGAATGGGTAATCCAACACAACGCCGTTATCATCCGAAATACCTAAATCGAGTATATCTCTCCAAATGTATTTATCTGTTTTTCTGCTATAAACAGCGTATTTTGGTATAAATAAATTTGATACTGAGTCCTCGATATAACTTGATTTTAATTTAAGGTCAATTTTTTTGAATGGTACGTACTTGAAAAGCACATAATTATGTATAAAATTATGGTGCACTGGTGATATGAGTTCTTCTGTTAAATTTTCGGCCGAATACTCATAAATTCCAATATCAAAAATGTTTTTAATATCTGGTTTATCAGATACAGTTGTTGTTGATGTATTCGCTATCCTATTAATACCCTCACCAGGGTTTGTGTAATCAATTAAAGGTTCGAAATTAGATTCAACAGTACTAAATATTTTTTCACTTGTGGCGCCATTTTTAATAACCCCTAAGTAACATTCAGTTATCGGTTCATTTTTATTATCTAATAAACCAGCGATGTTAAAATCCTCTTCAAAATAAAAATTATATAGAGGTTCATCATACAAATTTTTTGAAAACCCGCATTGGTCGAATGTGTTTAAAACTTGCACAACTTCCGCCTGTTTTACATAATACTCCAAAACTTCATTATCAATAACTTTTGATATGGAGAAGTTTGCACTAAATAAACGGTAAGGTGTGGGTCTTTCGGCCTTTAATATGTTTATTAAATCGTTATTATTATTTGTTGTTTGTACCCCTCTTATTGTACCAGTATATTTATTTACCACTAATTCTTGGGTCAATAATTCTGTTGCTGGTGATGGTGTTAGAGCATTTAAAGGGGTTGTTCTCACCACCTCGTTTTGATACAGAATTTTAGCGCTTATCTTAAAGTCAATCGATATATTTTTTCCGTCAACATTTGTTATAAAATATAAACCATCTGCTAACCTATCATCTTTTGATCTAATATAAACTTGATCTCCGACACTAAAATTGTGACCATAATTCATTAGGAAACTAGCGTTCTGGGATCCAGTTTTTATTGTTGGTAGTATTAGCGATGCTGGTAAACCTTTACTTAGATCTAATTTATAGCTTAGATCTTTTTTATTTTCATCAGTATACGTTATAACATATTCTTTTTTACCTTTTTGATTAGTGTGTTTCACGGGTTTACATAAAACTATTGACCAATTGTCTGGGGTAAAATCTAAAACATTTTTATCGATATTCAATTTTGTATTTCTGTAATAAGCTTTTTTACTTATAACAGGTGAAATCGTACCATAAACTTTATACTTCTCGTTTTCGTTCTTTTCTTTAACAAACTGATCATCTTGTGATATGTTTGTGAACAAATTATATTCATCCCTGATCTTACCAGGTTGTTCCAATATTAACCTAGTTTTTAGAGTTTCATTTTTTGAACCAAAAAATTTTTTAGAACCTAATACCTCTACAATATTACTCATTGTCTACAAAATAATTTTTTTCTATTGATTTTAAAGCATTTGCGCTATCCCAAAGGCCAAAGTAATAGTAGTTAGCTTTATATTTATTTGAGATCTCTGGGTTAAACTCTGATGGCGGTATGCTTCCAGTGTAAAAACCATATGAGGTGTAAACCTCATTATCAATTAATCCATCCAACTCATTTGTTATGTCATGGATACCTATCTCCATTACAGGGAATTTATTTTGGTAATTAGTTGATGATATAAACGGACCTAATGTGTAAATATCACTGTAAGCTTGTGTGTATCTTCTATGTGTTCCACCGACACTAACAGTAGAATTAGGTTTTTTAGCCAACTCAATCGCGAATAAACTAAGATTTAATGTACCCACGGAGTTATCACCAAAATCATACGAAGGGTTATCCCCGTAATAATTTTCACCAGTTACCCCATTAATAAAATCATCACCTCTAAATATATCCGTGTAAACGCTACCAGTGTTTTTACCATTTAATCCAACCCCAATACCTAAATGATATTCTAATTCCTTAACATCTTCATTAAATGATAAGTCTTTTGGTATTCTAATTATGTTAAGTATGTTTGCTGGAAAAATCATTTGTGGGTTATAACTTTTATCGTTTAAACGGTTCCAATCAAACACGTTAATATCAACATCAAACTCATATTTAGGTATAATAGCCGACCCGATAACTTCAACATTTGTTATTTGGGGTACGTCTCTTCTATCCACAGGGAAGTTCCAAGGAATATCCTTAAAATTATTGGTTTGTGGTAGGTAATTAACATGATCACCAGATATTGAGACGTTTGTGTTTTTGTGCTTATTATACTTTGTTTTTATCGTGTAAAACTTTCTTTTTTTGTTGATTATATCGTACTCAAATAAACCAGTTGTTGTACCTTCCCACCCCCCAGTAAATGGATCTCCGTTAACTGAAGATGGTACTCTAATACCAGGTGTTGGTGATAGTCTGTAATAGCCCCATGGATATCTAGTTTGCCAAGCTTCGGTGATGTCATACATTTCAAAAGCATAATAACCCTTAGTTGGTATACCGTTTTCGGTGTCATCAGTTGGCACCAAGTCACCAAATTGATTTAATTTATAGTACTCCATGTACATTGGTAATGATATTCTAAATACACCCGTATGTCTTTCAGCTTTAAACGCACCTACCCTAACTCTACTACCTGGTGTTAGTTTGTCATCCAATCTATATATAACAACCATTAATTCTTGTAATGGCCAAATATCACCCGTTTCCCTATTTTTTTCTGAATCAAAACCTCTTAATTCTAAAGGTAATTCAGTTTGGTTGTTGTCCAAGGGTACGTTAACTTCATAATACCTTTTAATCTCAAAAGCAGCGGTTACAGAGGATAACCAACCAAAAAATATAGCTGTTGGTGTGTACTTATAGTTTATCCTAAAATCACATCTTGTGATACCAACATCATGTTCTTCATCATCACCCCAAAAAGAAGCAACATTAACCTGCTTAATCTCATTAAAGATATTCGGCATCTGGTTAAGATTTGTTTTAACCTCTACATCAAAAGAATCGTTACCTTTATAAATAAAATTAGGTACCTTATTAGGATCGTTATTATCTTTCGAGCTAGTCGCGTCCCTTAAATCTTTTATATTACCATACTGAGTTGTCGTCTCAACCAAATCATTCGCTGTTATTTCAAAACTTTTTGTGTCAAAAAGATCAAAATCCATCATAATGTCATGGGAACCAATAGGGACGCCAAATATCATATAGTCACCAGAATCATTTGTAATTGTGGTGTACTTATAATATTTTTCCATTATCTCAAGATATTGAGGATAATGTGTTAGGTCGTTTATCGTTGGTAAGTTACCAACAGCTCTATGACTTGGATTTTGATTTCTAACCCTTGGTAGAAGATTGTATCTAACACCATTTGGAAATTGGTCATTAACCGTCTCAAACGGGTAAAGCTCCATGATTTCAGGTCTTTCTTTATCAGCTGGGTCAATTGGTACGAATATGGATACCTTTGCGTTTTGCAAACCATACCCATTAGTAGTTTGTACCCTACCCACAATAACACCAAAATCAGATGAAGTTTTTCTATAAACGTCTGTGCTAGATATTTTTAAACTTAAAATCTCTAAATTATCAAACTCGTCCTCTAGATTAACTAATATTCTTTCGTCTGGTGTTTCTTGGTTTAAAACTATTTTAATGTTTTTCTCCATTCTTAATTGATTCCTGTTGCTATTATAGGTATAACTCTAATATCAACATCTGGCTTTTTAATATTAAGCATTTGATATTCTTCGACAATAATGTAATTATTCGTAATATCAATCTCACCTGTCGCTGTATCAATTATTGTTTGTTGTGTTGTATTAGCTGAATAACCAACACCAGTTTTATTGTATGCTTTTACGTAATTTACGTTTAAAACACCATCAACCTGAGTGATTTTTTTGATCATCTCACCAACACTGTAGCTTTTACCTAAGTTTGATTTATCGGTGGTAAACTCGTCTTTAACTATGTTTGTTATTCTAGACGATACTTGGATCTGCTGACCAGTCTCAACTAATACACCAATTTCAAAACCTAGATCAACAACCTCAGCTGGTTTAACAATCACGTAATCGTTAATCATCCTATACTTGGATAAATAAGCTGCTATGTTTTCCATTAATAATGATGAAACCACGTTTGATATCGCACCATTAGCGTCATAAGTTAACACACCAATCTCAATCTTATTTTGTCTTTGGGTTATACTTGTTTTAGCTGGTGAACCAAATACACTAGGCATTGACATAATCAACGCTTTATAGTCATTTAGTGTTACGGCTCTATTCTGGGCCGAAAAGTTATATGCTATGTAATTTCTTAGCTCCTCGATTGTTGGTTCGTCTGAACCACCAACGGCTGGTGTTGTGTTGTTAACACCAATAGACGCTTCGACTGTTGAGTTAATGTTTTGATCTGGTCCGTTAATAACAACATTTAATCTCGTTACATCGGTAATTGTACCAACACCCGTATTTGAATCAACGCCACCGCCAATTCTATATTTAACAAACATCGTTGTATTTGTGATCGGTGCCAAACCTAAACTACCATTTCTTAAAAAACTTTTTAAGTTAAAATTGCCACCATCCATGAAGTCATCTAAAATGTCAAAAGATAAATCAGTTTGTGCTCCAAACGTTATTTGACAAAAACCATTAGGGGTGTATTCTGTAATATATCTTCTGTCAACTTTTTGATAAACACCTTTTGCTATACCATCTACTCTTGGTGAGTTAGGGTCTTCAACAAATACGTTGTCCTCGGCCAATGAAGGTACTTGATACCATTTGTTGGGGCTATTAAGAAACTCACCTTCTGTTGGTGTTGCCGTGTAATTTGTCCCAGCTTTATGTATTATAGACTCAACGGACAAAACATTATCCTCAGGAAGTGTTATCTTATAAAAAGGTTGTGTTGTTGAGAACGCTTGTGTGTAAACTTTACTTGTACCAGCCACAACAATACCAGTTTTTGTTATACTATAACCCGTTAATTTGTTATTAACGAAAATAGGTCTTTTTGTTCTATCAACATTACCAGAACTATTTGTTGCTGATGCGAAATCTATATCATATAAAACCTCATAAGCCACAGAACCATTACTAACTTGGGTACCAGCCTTAATAACTGGTAAATATTTCTTATCTTCTTGGTCCCCATACGCAGGTACTTGAGCGGTAAACTCAACAACCGCAACAGCAGCTGACTTAGTTGGTAGTTTTAAACCATATGTTTTGGCTATGTTGAACAGTGATTGTCTTTCTTGGGCGTAATCTAAAACCGTCTCTTGTAAAGCTCGGTCAATCTGAAAGTTTAGGTTATCAGCGATAGCCGCATTCAAATCCAAAAATACCGATAGGATGGACGCATCGTTAAAGTTTTGTACAACCTCAGGGTAATACTGTTTAATATAGTTTATTTGCTCGGTTTTTAACGAAGCAAAATCTCTTTTACTATAATTTATTTGTCTTGCCATTTTTTATATTGTTATAGATAGTTTATCGCTTGTTTGGAACGTTTTTGTTGTTATTGTATAGTCAAGGTTAATCCTTATCTGGTGTTCTCTTTCCGTATCATTTTTATACTGTTCCTCATCACCAACTCTAATGATTATGACATCATTTAATTTAAGGTTTGGTATGTATTTTTCAACCGCATCTTGGATCTCCGTTTCGATCTTACCAAGAGTGATATCATCCAAAGGTTCGAATATATATTGGTATAGGTTTGTTCCAAAATCTGGTAAAAAATACCTAGAACCCTTTTTTGTTAATAATAAATGAATTAGCATGGCTTTCACCTCTGATTCAGGTATTGTTGTCAACCCAACGTAATCACCGCTATTCGAATTTACGAAAGGGAAATCTATACCAAATGTTTGTTTTTTTATTGCCATAAATCTTTTATAAATAAATATCGGTATATTTTATTTTTTGTAAATAAAAAAAAATCCCGACATGGTGTCGGGATTATTGTCGTGATTAGTGTCGCGATTAGGCTGAACACCCAAAACAGTCAAATTGACTATTTTCTGGTTTTGAAACCTCTTGAAGCATTGGTTCTGGTTTTGGTACCGCTAACGGTGTTTCAGTACTAGCGATATTAATTGCCAGGTGTTTTGCCCCTGTTGATATCGCTTTGGTTCTAACATAGTAGCAGAGTGACTTAAGACCACGTTTCCAAGCCCAGAAGTGACTAGAAGATAGTTTTTGAACGGTTGGGTTTTGGAAATAAACGTTCATGGACTGTGATTGATCAATAAAAGGTGCTCTATCAGCTGCCATATCAATCAATTCTTTCTGTGAAACTTCCCAAATGGTTCTATATTTTTGAATTAAGTGCTCAATTCTTTTAATTTTTTTCTCATAATGTTTGTCGGTTGAGTCCAAAAACTTGTTAAAGTTGATATTTTGGATGGAACCTTCATTCATGATGATCTCATTTTTGAATTGTTCTGACCAGATACCCAAATCCTCAAAATCTTCAATCAAATATCTGTTAGCAATCAAGAACTCACCACCAACAACTCTTCTATTGAATAAATTAGACGGGATAACTTCAGTCATTTCATATGAACCTGTAATCTTAGCTGAAGATGCCACAGGCATTTGAGCTGTGAACAATGAGTTACAAACACCATGTTCTTTTACAGAAACTTTAAGAGAGTCCCAATCCCACATTAATTCATTTTGATCAACACCCCACATGTCGAATTGGAAGTTACCTTTAGACATTGGTGAGCCTTTGAAGTATTTGTAAGGTTTGTATTCACCAGACTTACACAACTCATTACTCTCGCTGATGGCAGCAAAATAAATCGTTTCAAAAATCTTCTTATTTAATTCCTTAGCCTCATCTGATGTGAAAACGTAGTCCATTAAAAAGAATACGTCAGCAAGACCTTGTACACCAATAGCAATCGCTCTTTGTTCAAGACCACCCTTTTTACCCTTTTCTGTTGAGTATGAGTTGATGTCTACAACTTTATTCAAAGCTCTAACAACTTTTCTAACCTCATGGTACATTTGATCGAAATCAAAAGTTTTGTTTTTTACATAATTTTTAACAACAATAGATGATAGTGTACAGATAGCCGTTGTCTTTTCATCCGTAAATTGGTAAATTTCATTACAAAGATTAGATTGTTTGATAACCCCGATGTTCTGGTGATTTGTTTTACTATTTGCGTTATCTTTTGAACATAGGTAAGGTACACCAGTTTCAACTTGTGACTCAATAACTTTAATCCAGATTTCCTGTGCCTTTACTTTCTTACCTAAGCCCATTTCAACGGCTTTGTTATAGTTAGCCTCATATTCGTCACCAAAACACTCCTGAAGTGGCTTTAAACCGTTTTTAACGATATCATTCGGGCAGAATAAATACCAATCACCATCTTGTTCAACAGCTCTCATGAAATTATCTGGAATCCACAAAGCTGTGAACAAATCTCTCGCTCTAAGTTCTTCGGCCCCAGTATTTTTCTTAATCTCAAGTAAATCAAAAATATCCTTGTGCCAAGGTTCAATGTAGATAGCAGCACTACCTGGTCTACGGCCTTGTTGGTTAAAGAATCTTAGCGACTCATTAACAATTTTAAGATATTTTAATAACCCGCCAGCAAATCCACCAGATGTTTTAATCCTACTTTCTTTACTACGGATATTTGACATACAAAGCCCAATACCAGCTGCATCAGCAGAATAAACAGAGATATCTCTTAAACTATCCAAAAGACCGTTTCTAGAGTCATCGTTATTGTAGTGTAACACACATGACGCTAATTGTGGTATTTTGGTACCAGAATTAATCATAATAGGTGTTGCGGGTGAAATGAATTGGTTTGATAAAGCCTCGTAATACTCAACAGCCTCTTCAAATGAATTTGTAACCCAAAGAGCTACACGCATATACATATGCTGTGGTCTTTCAACTTGTTTACCTTGGGATGTTTTTGTTAAATACATCTCATGTAAAGATCTCCAGGCGAAGTAATCGAATTGGAAATCTCTATCGTGATTAATAACAGCATCCACATTATCGGCACCATAATTTTCAATTATTTTTATCAATTCATCATTGATGATACTATCTTCAGCTAACAATTTCATTGTTTCACTAAAGCTTGGGTTGGTCTCTTTATGGTATGATGTTATAGCGATGTAAGACGCCAATTTACTATAGTCATAATGACTACCAGTGTAAGAAGCTGAGATTTCCGCTAAGAGCTTATCAATTTCTTTTGTTGTAACAACACCCTCATTGGGTAATGAGGTTATGCCCTTGATAAAAATTTCATCAGCATTAACTTTTAAACCTTTTGCCGCTCTTTTGATTCTCGTTAAAATCTTCGTGGGATTAAACGCCGCTTGCTCATCATTACGTTTTTGTATGATCATTTTATTATTAGTATTAAATATTTTTTAATTTTAATTAGAAATCGTCCGTAAAGCTAAGTTTCTCATTCAATTTAGCTTTTTGGTATTCCATTGTTCTAGACTCGAAGAAATTACCTTTTGTTTCAACAGCAATTTGCTCCATAAATTTGAACGGTTGTTCAACATTAAATTCTTTCTTACAACCAAATTTAACCAATAGACCATCTGTGACAAACTCTAAGTATTGTTTCATTAGGTTTGAGTTCATACCAATTAATGATACTGGTAATGACTCGGTGATAAACTCTTTTTCAATTTCTAGGGCAGACAAAAGAATCTCTTTGATTCTTGCTTCACTCGGTTTATCAACAACGTGGTTATTAGTTAAATGAATTGCGAAATCACAATGCAAATTTTCGTCTTTAAAGATAAGTGCGTTTGCATTACATAGGCCCTGCATCAAACCTCTTGATTTTAGCCAAAAAATAGAACAGAAGGATCCTGAAAAGAAAATACCTTCAACCGCTGCAAAAGCAATTAATCTTTCTTGAAAAGATGCGTTTTCGATCCAATCTAAAGCCCATTTAGCTTTTTTCTGTACGGCGGGTAAATATTCTAACGCTCTAAAACTTTCGATCTTCTCCTGGTGATTTGAGATGTATGTATCAATCAACAAAGAGTACATAAGGCTGTGAATATTTTCCATCGCAATTTGGATACCATAGAAAAATTTAGCTTCTGGGTATTGGACTTCTTTCAAGAAATTTTCAGCAAGATTTTCGTTCACAATTCCGTCCGAAGAAGCGAAAAATGAAAGTATGTTCTTAATGAAATATCTTTCATTATCGGTTAAGTTCTGCCAATCTCTAATGTCATTAGATAAATCGACCTCTTCTGCGGTCCAGAACGCTGCTTGGTGTTGTTTATAAAACTCCCAAATGTCGTTGTGTTCGATAGGAAAAATAACAAATCTGTTAGGGTTTTCCTGTAATATAGGTTCTTGCATAAATTAATTTTTTTATTGTTTAAATAAATATGGACAAAGGTACGAATATTTCTAAATATTTTCCTGAATTTCTAAAGTATTTCCCTCGTTTTCTGTATTTACTTGGGTTCCAATAGTTTCAAGGAATCTTCTTCTTACCTCTTTTTGTGATTGTTGTTTTTGTGATTCAAAGCCCTTTTCAGTTAGAACATCATTTGTATCGATGATGATCCTTGAGTTGTCAAACAAACAGTCTTTAAATATCATACCATCATCACCCATACGGTTTTTAAGTATTGATATAGTTGCAATCTTTTGATCTTTTTGTTCAAGGGTTTTTCCGATACTCATGATAAAGTGTGCGATCTGAGCTTTTTTAAGGTTACCACCCATATTCTCAGTCTTAACAACCTCAACACTCGTTGAACTTCTGTTACCTTGTGTGGCTGTCCAACCAACAACGTTCATCTCATCAACCATGCTTTCAAAAGCACGCATGATTTTACCCTCATTTGACCACTCTTCTGAATTGGAATTTTCCTTCTCCATCGATAAGCAATCGATATAGTCTAGGACAAGGACATCAACTTTTCTACCTTTGGCGTTAATCTTTTTAATGATGTTCTTAATCTTGTTGATTGTAACACCATCTGAAGGTAGTTTTTGTAAGAACAAATTATTTTCGTGTTCTTCTTTAATCGCTTTGATTTTTGCTTGGATCAGAGCTTTGTTCTCCGACAACTCACTAAGCGGTATTTTTGTTAGGGCTGAAAAATGTTTTCTTTGTACGGCTTCTTCTTTATCTTCAAAAAAGATCTGTAGTACAGTTTTACCCTCTAAGAACGCACTACTAGCCACTTTGGTTAAGAAAGTTGTTTTACCAACACCTAATGGTGCGATAACTAACCCAACTTCACCTTTTGACAACCCACCTTTAGTGCAGTCATCAATACCTTGTATACCAGTTGGTACTGGATCACGGTAATCTTCAGATAAAACCCTTTCTATATTATCAAAAAGAAGTATTGGATCTTGTTCTTCCTTAAACGTGATCGCATCTTTGATTTTTTTCTCGATCTCGTCATAATCAGCGACAATACCACGATCCAACTTGGATTTTATCTCGTTAACAGCGTTTCTAATTGACTGTAACTTACAAAACTTTTTTGCGTTGCTCTGTACATTTAAATTACCAACCTTGCAGTTTTCGATGTCGGTAATCGTATCATCCAATTGGGTTCTCAAAGCTTCTTGAGAAACCCCAACTTCCTCATTAACTAAAAGCCTTAAAGCTGGGAAGTTCATAAGAACATCGTGGTCTTTATGGTATTTTTTAATTAAGTGCGCTATCCGTTGGAATGACTCGGATGGGAAATACTTCGGGTCGATAATATCAATTATCGCCTGCCCGAATTTATGGTCTGTAATTATTTCATTTAATAACTGTAGTTGAAAGTCTTTACCTAAATCTTCAAAGTTGTTTATTATATTACCCATTTAATTTTTTTTATTATTATACCAATTGAACCTGTAAGTTGTAACCCATGTACTCTGTTTCCAATTCCTTTGTTGGTGTGCAGAGACATTTTTGTACTCTTGTGATTAATTCGTAAATGTGCTGACGAATATCTACGGTGTATCTAACCTTAACTGGGTAAATAGTTGCATCCCATTCTCTATATGCGATAACTTTACCTTCTTGCTTAACAACAATCTTCATAACGTCTTTAGAGTTGTTTTGCTCGTAGTCTTGAGTTTCGGCAAACTGTCTTTGATGCTCAGTTACAAAATCCAGGGTTCTGTCTTTTAGAACGCTTTGGATTAAGCGCATGTTGTCATCAACAGCTTCTTTGAAGTTAAGCGAGTTAATCGCTCTATGGTTAAAACCGATAATGTTAAAGAATCTTTGTACGATTATATTATCGTTAAGATAAAGTGTAAACTCAAATTTACGTTGTTCTCTTTTGTCTTCCATGTTATTTGTTTTTTTTGTTGTAATCATTTTCTTCCTTTTTTATAATAGTAATAAAAGAACTCCAGAAAACAAAGAAAGCGTCATCATTTTTTGGTAAAAAATTTAATAATTCGTCTTCTTTCATCATTTCCATGATTTTTTTAATACCACCACGCCCTTCTGGGGATAAAGTTTCATTAACCATTTCATTAATCGCTTCTTTCAGTTCTTCCGTAACGTGCGGTTCTTTTAAGTTGATTATCTTATTCATCACTGAAAAATAATCACTACCGTAAGTACCCCACTTAGTTTCACCGTTTATGATCGCGTTTAATGTCTTGTCATCGGGTTTTTCAACTAACAATTCCTTGGTTCGATTAAGTACCCAATCTTGATCAACTGATTTAGTTTTTATCTCTGGAAAATATTTTAAAACTTTTTGTTCCCCAACATTTTGTAAACCAGATATATTATCACTACTATCACCAGCAATCATTTTTATGATACCAACATTTGAATAATGGTAATCAAAGTAACTATCAAAGTTATCCATGTTAATCATTACTTTAGCGCCTTTGATTGTTAAGCAAACCTTAGTGTCCTCATCTAATAATTGTAATAAATCACGGTCGTTAGTGTAGACTATTTTACTTTCATTAGGTGAGTTCATTGAGTAGTGTGCGATACCATCATCAGCCTCACAACCATCAATTTCAACCTGACGTATCGATAACTCCTCAAGATATTGTTTGATTCGTATTCTTTGTCGATCTAAATCAAAAGCCTCATCCAGGTCAACCTTATTATTGCGATTTTCTTTGTAGTAGGGGTAATAAGCTTTTCTATAATCTTTAGAACCCTTACCTTCCCAAAAAACAACAACCTTTGTTACGGCGTAATCTTGGTAAAATCGTTTAATCGTGTTGACGAAGTGGAAAATGGTGCCAACACTTCCGTGTTTACCTTGAAAATGTTTGGCACCGTGAAATCCTTGTTTTAGAAGATATTCACCATCAATAAGTAACGAGTTAATCTTAATTACTCTGTTTCTGATTGGTTTATTAATCTTCATAGTCTGGCTCTTGATATTTGGTTGGTACTTCTTCTGATAAATCAAAATCAGCGGCGCCCAAAGTATCTACCCAGTATTGTGAACAATCTTTTTTGTATTGGTCGATAGCTTCTTTAGAATCCAAGATAAATCCGTGTGGTGTTGCGATAATTCTACCATCACCATAACCCAAACCATTTACGTGGTTTTTCATCACACTGATTTTAGTTCTTGTTGCAAATTTAACTTTTCTACCATTTTTGGTTGCGTCAATTTTAGTCGTACCAGCGTTTTTCTGATTACCGAATAAGAAAATGATCGTAGAGTTCAACCAGAAGGCGTCACCACCCTTAGCTTTGATCCTAGGCTGTCCCATTGGGCTATCTGGTAACTCAACCCATGGTTGATTAATAACCACCATAGTATTGGTGTATTCTGACGTATCCTTTCTTGTACTGTTGATTCGTTGGTTAATACCCATACCAATCTTTTCAGCCAATACACCAGCGGTGTGTTGTTTACCACCTTTACCGTCAAATGTCATTTTACAAGGAACAGAACCAACAGAATCCCAGAAGAAAACCAAATCAAACGGGATTTCACCTTTTGCTTGATCATCTAATAGTTTGTTGATGTAATCGGTAATTTGTTCAATGTAAAAGAAATCGTCACGGTAAAAGAATCGGCCAACCCATTCACCTGTTGCGGGATCTTGGTCGCAATCCAAACCCATTAATTTTGCGTGGCTAAAATCCCACTTTTTCTCGGTAACCAGGAATACTGGGATCATACCTTGTTTTTGTGCTGAAATAGCTGCTAAAATTAAAGCAGTTGTTTTACCAGTATCTGAGTGACCTAGTAACATGTTAATGTGTCCAACAGCTGGACCTGGGATACCAGTCATTTCCAAAAAAGCGGGTCCGCAATTTAGGAATGTATCTGGTTTGTAAGTTGTAGAGGAACTGTATTTATTCCTCATGTCATCGAATGAAAATTCTTTCTTTTTAACTGGCATGATATATTTTTTAGGTGTAAAAAAAGCATGGACACATACTTGGACATAATGCCCTAGTTAATATCCATGCTTTAATATTATTTTTTCTTAGAACGGTAAATCGTCAATCTTCAACTTAGCGTTTGGTACCTCTTCATCTGTTGGTCCTTCTGTCATAACAGAATCATCATCTTCTTCAGACATGGCAACTGGTGCGTCATATACCGCTTTAGGTGCTGGTGTTGGTGTGTATGTACTAACACCATCTTCCACCTTAGCGATGAAACATTTTTGTTCAGCATCCCAGATTGGTTCGCTACCCTCAGCAACGATATTCAAATACTCAACAGATTTTTTCTTGAACACATCTGTCCAAGCCATTGGGTCACCCAACCACTCTACCGCTTGGTTTTCATCATCAGAAAGTTTAGACTCTCTATCGGGGATGATAGAAGCAACTTTTGTAAAACCAACTTTTGAGTCTTTTGATTTATCTCTGATCATAGAGATTGTAAGGTCGAAACCTTCGAATGGGTTCCAGAACGCCCCGTACTTTTTAACAAGCGGTGCGATTTTATCCATAATCCCTGAACCGTCTTGTACAGCTGGGAATCTCCAGAATTTAACACCTTCATGCTCCTTACCGCGTTCAATAACACGAACGATAAAGAATTGTCGTGATTTGTATTGGATGGCCAATTTTCTTTCTTCTTTGTCTTCACTCTTCATTAAGAATTTGTACATCTCATTTAAAGGTGATGCTTCGCCATCTTGTGATGGGTCATAAAGTTTTGTCCATCTCTTTCCAATTTTTAAGTTGTGGAAATAACCAACTTTGTACCATTTTGTCGGATCGTCTTGGTTAGGAAGAATCCTAACTGATTTCTCACCGCTTTGCGCACCCTCATCAAGTGCAATTGTAAAATACTTTGTCAAGTCGACAGAACTAGATTGGGTAGTCTGTGTTGTTTTCGACTTTGCTTTTTCATAGTCGGCCAGTGTGTCTGTTGCGGCCTTGGACCAATCGATTTTCTTGTAGTCAATCATAATAATTTATTTTTGTTATGGTACAAAAGTAGGTACAATTACCCGAAAAGTCAATACCCCAACAAAATATTTTTTCCCACAAACAAAAAAACCCCTTTAGGGGTTTCTTGTGAAATATTTTTTAGTTGGTTAGAATACTGTCTTATATCTCTTAATACCATAGACTAATAAACCTTTTGTAACAGGGGTTGGTTCGGAGTCAGATTGGTTAACAGCTGTTATTTCTAAGTTATCAATTGGGCATTCAATAAGCCCCATCATTGACAATGTTATATCTGGCACACCATTTAATGTGATAACAATGGTATCGTTGGTGTTACCTAATGTTAAAAAAGAGTGATATTTTATCGTATAATCGTTTGTTTCAACAAAAGTTAAAGCTGGATCACCTAACTCTAATTTAACCATTACTAATTCTTGTAAATTGTTATTCATATTAATAGTTACTTACTGGTTTATCGTTATTATTTGTTTTATAAAAACTGTTTTTGATATCCATCTCATTATAGTTATTCATTAAACTATCGATCATAGACATCTTATCTGGTCTTTTTTCTAAATCTGTTTGAGTTTTTGTTGAATTACCACTCATATACTCATCCTGTGTAACACTAAATGGGTATGAATCCTTAGCTAAAACTTTTCTTCTTTCTTCCTCAGTTGGTGGTCTCATTAACTCAACCTGTTTGGTTAACGCATCCATTTGTTGTACTAAAGAATCCATTTTCTGTAGATTTTGTTCAACGCTATTAACCTTGTTAATTATAGCCTCAATCTTTTCGGATGAGCTAGCGATTTTTTGGACGATGTCATCAGCTTTTGCCGCCATTTCTTTTGTTGAGTTTACCAAGTCAGTAACATCAACCTCAACATCACCATCTTCAGCTTGTGTATCCAAACCATCAATAGCCGTATCGTCAGCTGGGACTTCCTCACCCCCCATATCATCTACAGGAGCGGCTTCTTCACCGCCAGTTGTATCAACACCAGCATCTACAGGGGCAGCTTCTTCACCACCAGTTGTATCAACACCAGCATCAACTGGAGCTTCCTCTGGAGCAACCTCATCCTCTTCAGCTTCATAAAATTTATAATGATGCCCTTCGCTCAATCTATCTTGATAGGACATGATTTTGTTAAACCTTTTTATCTCTTCGGATAAAATTTTATCTAATTTGTTGCTCATCTTAAAAATGTTTTCGTTGAATGGCTTATTGGTGATTCTTCTCTTAATAATTCTCTACCGTCCTCTAGGACTAATTTTTTTTCTATTAGAGTTCTTTCAATCAAACCGTCTTTTGTTTTTACATAACAAACCCCGTTTAGATCACAAACTTCTTCCCCTAGTTGAGCATCTTCAATTCTTTTACCCAAGAATTTATCTAAATTGCTTCCAATATTGTTCATAATTGTTATTTTCTTATAAATATCTGATTTTTTAATAAAAGTTGTCAATAGCTCTTATATCTGTAAATATTAACCCATTGCTTCTAATACTTGCTGAGAATATCCTGTCCTTTCAGATACTTTTGCATCAGATTGGTCTTTTGGTCTTTCCCATTCTTTCATAATCCACTCAGTTGCTGACCTAACAGTTGTCTTAGTTTTTAATTTAGTTAAAACACCTTTATATGAATCTTTAAACTCTTTGACAAGGAATCCATAGTTAATCTCATCTGTTAAATTCTTTTGCGTGTAGTCAACACCCATCGACTTAGCATAGTCAGCTAAGTTTTGTTGTCTGTTTGATGATGTCCATTGCGCGTATCCATATCCAGTTGACCCATTAATTCTTAATTTACCAACTTTTACACCACCACCTTGTATCCTATCTGGTATAAGACCACTTTCGGCTATTAAGTTGCCGACAATACCAGCAGCTTGTACGTTTGTTAAACCTAAATCACTCATTAATTTTTTAGCTATGCCAGCACCCTTTTTAGCTTTTTCGGCCGATGTTAGAGCGGTTCCTTTGGTAAATGAGTTATCATTAACAGTAGGTATTACTTGCCCAGTAAGATATGGTTCTGGGTCGGTTAATAAAGCTTGATTGGCTGAGCTGAAATAATTACTATTATCTAAACTAATAGCGTTTTTCAAAATCTCGAAGTGTAAGTGCGGTTGACCTGGTGACCCTTCATCACCAGATTTGGCGATTAACTGGCCAGACTTTACAGTATCCCCAGCTGATACCAATCTTTCTCTTACGTGACCATATAACGTTGATAATCCATTGTTTGGATGTGATATTATTATCGCATAACCATAACCACTTTGCGCTTGGCTTGATACAACAACACCATCCAATACGGAGTAAACATTAGTACCAAGAGCCGCCCTTAAATCGTTACCCTCATGTTGTCTACCAT